TGAAAATTCTTAGACTCGCTAAAGTCATCATAGTAAGGTGAGAGGTTAAAGTCAGTTGGACTTGGCATTTAACTCTCCTAAAATTCTATTACCAGTTTTATATTCTCTGTTTGGTCAGCAGCTCTTGTAATAGGCGCTCTGTTCTCAATGTAAAGAATATCACCAGAGTCAGCGTCAATTTCAGGATTAGAATAACCACTTGTAAAAGACTGACTGTTAATTGTACTAGTTGATGTAGTTGGTGTTCCGTTTGCACTTGAAGTTTGTCCTGTAACTACATTCTGTCCACTAAATGCTGTTAGGTTTCCGTTTGCGTCAACACCCTCATCATTATGTCTAGTTTGTATGTAATATAAAATACTGTTTACTGAATCCCATTCTACAACTTTACCAACTGCACCTGTAGAGGCTTGGTTGATTTCTTCATCAACTGTAAATGTTCCTGAAACACCTGAAAGATTAATTGCTTTTGTACCTCTTAAAGTTGTTGTTGTAGAAGCTGAACCACCTGAATTTGGATCCCTAATTAAAGTAATTTTTCTAAAGTCGTTTGCAACTGTAAAGTCACCTGTGTTTGAACTTTCTGTTCCTTCAAGTGATGTATTCATCATTACATAAAAACCACCTAATTCTTCTACTGCGTTAAATCCGTGACCACCTTTTGGTTCAATAATACAATCTAATTCTGCACCAACAAGGTTTGTTGCACCAGCGGCTACGATTTGTGCATTTGAAATTGTTGCGTAAGTGTAACCTGTTCCTTTGTTTGTAACTGTAACTGCTGTAACTGCACCTGAAGTAACTGTAACTGAAACTGTTCCGTTTGAACCGTCACCTCTCATTGCGATACCTGTATGTGTGCCTTCAGCACCACCTGAACCAGCAGTTTTAATTTTTACAATGTTAATTGCACCATCAACAGCGTTTGATGAAACATCTGAATTTGTAGCAACTGCCATAAAATCTGTAGATAAAAAGTTTGCTTGTTGTGAAGCAGTCAAAGTGTACATGTATTTCCATCTATAACCATCAGCAGTTGAAATAATAGTTGAAGGTGGAGTAGTTGTTGGTTCTACTGTTGAAGCTGCGTTATTATTATTATCTAAACATTTGTAAACATTTCTTTCTGTAGTTAATACATAAAATGCTGAGTCATGTAAAGTTGACGCACCACCATTAGCTGCAATAGCAGTTGTATTACCAGTTTGATAGTCGCCGTAATCATGTCTGTAAATATCGTATGTTGTTCCTGTAGTCCAGTTTCTTCTTGGTACTGCAAAAGTAATATCTGTTTGAGTAATTTTTTTAGCCGCCAATAAATCGTCATAAGGGAATGATTGTGCATTAACATTATCTGCTGGTGTAATTGGAGCAGCGTCTGTTCCCTCGTTGTTTGTTCTTCCGTCTGCTCTTGTAGATGTAGCAAATGGTTGAGGTCTTCCTATACCTAGATAAAATGTATTACCTGAAGCTTCAGAAAACGCCTCTGAAAACTGTTCACTATTGTGAATTCTAAATCTGTCTGTTATTATTGCTGGCATATCTTTTTATTTCTTCCTTATTCAATATTTATACAAGTTTTCATAATGGTTTATCCGTTTATTCTGTTACCAGAGAAAAAACAATAAAGATTATTTGTTGTTCTCGTTCCAGTGGATGTTAAATATATTCTAAATTCTGCTGTCTGTCCTGCTGTTAAATTGGCCATAGTAGTAGAGGCGTGATAATACGAACCATTAGCACCTGGATACATTTGTGTGTTGGAAGCAGGAACATTTGCACCATCAACATACAATGCCATAACCATTTCCTCACCATTAGTCAAAGGTATTCTTGCGTTATATGAAAACTCATATAATCCACCCATACCTGCCGGTACCGTAAATTGACTTGTTGAGGTATCATAAGCTCCATGAGTATCTAACACTTCTGTATCCATAGTTACTTTTGTATGTGTTGTATTTGGAATTGTTTGATTAGCTGATGGCGTTGCATAAAACGAACATACACCAATTGACATTGCTCTTGTTTTTGCTCCCATATTATGCTCCTAAGTACCTAAATTGAATTTCTGCTCCCGTAGCCGGCGCCGTGTCAAAAGTTAATGTTGTTCCAGAAACAGTATAGTCATCTGTTGGTACCATACAAATACCGTTTACAAAAACTAATATATCATTAACACCCATATTTGCTAAAATTGTAAAAGATTTACCAGAGTTTGCTCCTCCAGCCACATCACCTGTTGCTGTTGCTGATGTTATATTTAATCTTTTTTGTTGACCAGTCGGAATATCTATTTGATGACCCATATAAGAATGAGCAGTACATTGATAATACAATGGTGTAGGCGTCTGGTCATCTATCGTAATTGTTGTATTAGCACCTGCTGAACCAGCAGTACCAGTTACGACAACACCTGTTGAATACTCTCTATTTTTATCTCTATCATAATAAAATTTTAATGGGTGTGTTGAGTTTGAAGCGTCTGCTTGGTCAAACTTATAAACACCTTTTGATAAAGTTACCTGTGGAGATTGGTCGCCATCAATAACATAACCATTTGATGAACCTGTACCATACTCGCTGTGTTCACTTGTTTTAGCTGCAACTGTAACTGTTATAATTTGTGTAATTGTAGAATCTGGTGAACGGTGAGAAATATATTTTGCGTCTCTCAAAGGAGTATTATTCATCTCTAAATCATTACCTGCTGTATGACCAGCTGCAATAGTAATAGTTTTTGTTGAACCTGTTCCTGAAGCAGTTACACCAGTACCAACAAAGTTTAATGTATCAGCGGCAGTTGATAATGCTGAACCTTCTTCTTGTACAGTTAATGATGTGCCAGCAGTACCTGGATTAAATCTACCTTGTGCTGAACTCCATATTAATGCTTGACCGTCTGCAACACTTGTTATATTAACATTTGATAAATCACCTACTGAAGCATTTTCATTTATAAGTTTTGTCCAACCACCTGCGTCTGCAACATAAGCTTGATTGCCTGTTGTGTCATATGCAAACATACCTTCGTAAGTTGTTTCACTTGGAAACGCACCTGTACCGGCAAAGTTAAATCTAATTTTTGAACCTGAAGATGTATTATCAAATACACCTGTAACATTAGCAGATGGAATATTTGTAATTGTGTTATCTGCACCACTAATAGTTTTATTTGTAAGTGTTTGTGTATCACTTGAACCTACAACTGCACCTGTTGGTATTGCTTTTGCTGAAGCAGAACCATCTAAATTTCCTGAACCATTTGACAATACAAAACTTGAAGCTGCAATACCTGAAATAGTATTATTATCAGCACTTAATGTTTTATTTGTAAGTGTTTGAGAAGCCGCTGTGTCAACTAAAGTTGCGTTTGAAATTGCTGTGTTAATTTCAGCAAATGTAGCTGAAAGTGTATTATTGTTACTTAAATTAATTGTTTTGTTTGTTAAAGTAGCCGCACCTGTAGCAGTCAATAGAGATGAAGCGTCAGCAGAAATGGTTAATGTGTTACCTGATAACACACTAGTGATAGCACTACCACCTAAAATTTTTAATGTTTCACCATTGGCAGAAATTGTTGCTACCGTAGATGAATCATCAGCAATTTTAATAGTACCATCAAGTGTTGTACCATTACCTAATGCTGTATAAATTTCGTTAAAATTGAGGTTTATCTTATTAGCACCGTCTCGGAGATTATCACCTGTTCCGTCGTTTGCGTTAGTACCTCTACTTATTACTTGTTTTGTCATTTGCCTCTATCTCTTTGTACTATTTATAAACATTTTATGATGTTGTTTTATCAAATTTAGTTGTGTTACTATCAAATCTAGTTAATGTGTTACTGAATAAATCAGCGTTTGTTCCTATTTCACAAGGAAACGCATAATTCATCTTAATTTTCTTACCTATTTCGTTAGAAGTAAATAAAAATATAGGTGTTTGTTGTCCATCAAGAGCTGTTTTAGTACCTTGTATTTTGATATTACTTAAATTTTGAAATGAGTTTGCATTAGAACCAATAGCTGTTTGACCAAAAGCACTATTAACATATCTATTTAATGAACTAAATCTAGGTCCACCGTATGCATAACCACTTCTAATATCATGTACAACTCCTGCACCGTCAGTAAAAATATTCCTTGGTCTACTTAAATAATCTATTGATATTTTTTCTCTAGTTGCTGTCAAATCTCTAGTATTAGCGGCAAATGGGTCTTCGTAAGCCGTACTTACATCAACATTACCACCCACATTTGCTTTAGGTCTCAAAGATGTTCCGTCTGAAATTGTTCCTAATCTTCTACCAAAAACAGTTGTGAAAATTGTATTAACAATAGATAATAATGGACTATCAATAACTCCTGAAGTAACACCTTGAACAGGACCTTTTGCTGTTACTATTATTCTTGATTCAATATCTACTTGACCTGTAAAATAAAAACCTGCTGTGTGCATAGTCTTTTTAAATGCGTCACGCCATCTGGCGATAGATTGACCTACTTTAATTACATAAGAATAATCTTGATAGTATAAACTATCTTGTACTCTCATTGTTGTTTCTGATAATTTACCTTTTTCACTAATAAACACACCATCTGTATCTGATATAGCAACTACATTAACTGAAGCAGTTGAAATATCTAATTTTGCAAGTTTAGATGTACCACCTGAATTAGATGTAATAGTTTCATTTAATTGAAAAGTACCTGTTACATTTTTAATTCTTAATAGACCTTTATCATTATCAAACTCTGCAATTACACCTGTAGCATTACTTGTGCCACCTGTAACTGTACCATTTTGAATATAAGAACCAACAATACCTGTTATAATCATGTTATTAAAGAAACCTAAAACAGGAGGCGTTGGTGCTGTTTCGTAACTTCTACCTAATTCAGCAGTTTTTAATTTTACAATTTTTCCTATTTCATCACCATATGCTTTTACAATTGCACTAGAACCTGTAGATGATGTAACTGATACTGAAGGTAATGATGTATATTGTCCACCACCATTTGTTAAAAATATTTCTTCTATAGTTTGTAAGTCTGTAAATTTTTCTTGAACAATAGCATTACCTGAATATGCGTCACCTTGAGTTGTACCGCCTTCTAAAACTATTCTGTCTTCCGTTCCGTTAGCAGGATCCCTACTGCCTGCTTGGTCTGCAATACCACCATTTACAAGTTTTACAAATCCAGCTGCATTTCCACCATTTGTTCCTGTATTATTAAATGTTAGTTTATCACCTATCTCATAACCTGTACCTTTATTATCTAAAATAATTTCTGTAATACTTCCAGGTCCAATATCTTCAATTTGAAATAATGCACCCTCACCACCAGCTATTACATTAATTGTATCTGTAGTTTTATTTAATGAACCATCATTTGTAATATTTTTTGTACCAGGTATACCTGTAATACTTGCCTTAATAAAGTAGTCATCTGTATCGGCTGTTGTTCCTTGTATTTCTTCATTAATTAAAAATGTTCCTTGAATACTATCAGCATTTAAAATTAATTGTGTAACTGTAGAAGCACCAATTTGTAGTGTAGAAGTATTTTCTACAATAGCAGTTGCGTTTGAAGTTTGACCTGTTATTGTTCTACCAATTAATAGTGTTGCGTCACCTACTGTTGCAATAACCCTTAATACTTTTAATGAGTCAAACTGACCATCTGAAGCCTTAAGCATTTGTTCTCTAGGATAAAATGTTTCTGATTGTTCACCAAATAAAACTCTAAAAAACATTTCATGGCCACGAACTGAACCTTTTGACCTATAAAGTGATTTAATATTTTTAATTAATTTTCTTTTATCAACACTTGCAGCTAAATTTTCTGGTAATGTTGCTAAAAACTCATCTCTCATTTGTGTTAAGAAATGGCTTATAACTCTATCTGGATCCCTAAAGTTAATTAAGTCAGTAATATTATTTACAGGATTAGGTCTATAGTTTGTAACATTTGCTTGAGCGCCTGAACTTGCACCAACAATAACCTCACCATCTATAAATTTATCTTG